AAAGGCATTTCTCTCCCTGAGACGCAGGTCACACGACCAGCCTCGCCCTTTGAAAAGCCATGACAAACCAACAAAAACCTGTGAAAGCCAAGCGCAAACCAGCGCAACGAGGGGCGACGAAAAAACCCGTGTTGGGTAACACAAAACCGAGGATTCAGACTCCAGCAGTAAAAGGAAAGTCGCGCATTGCTGAAGTCGCTGATCTTGCTGAGAAAATTGGTATGCCATTGCTACCTTGGCAACATTATGTGTTAACCGACATGCTTTCAGTCGATGAGAACAACATGTTTGTCAGAAAGACCAATTTATTGCTCGTAGCACGACAACAAGGCAAAACTCACCTTGCTCGTATGCGTATCTTGGCAGGTCTCTTTCTTTTTGGCGAAAAGAACATAATTGCAATGTCATCTAATAGAAACATGGCATTAGATACATTTAGGCAGGTTGCTAACACAATTGAGGATAATGACTTTCTAAAAGCGCAAGTTAGACAGATCAGATATGCCAACGGTCAAGAATCAATTACTTTACTTAACGGCGCTCGTTATGAGATTGTTGCAGCAACTCGCGACGGAAGTCGTGGTAAGTCGGCAGACCTGTTATACGCGGATGAATTACGCGAAGTAAGCGAGGAAGCATTTAAAGCAGCAGTACCTATTACTAGAGCAAGACCTAACTCTCAAACATTATTCACCTCAAACGCTGGAGATGCCTTTAGTACAGTTCTTAATGATTTAGTTGAACGCGCAAAAGATTATCCAAGCAAGACTTTTGGTTATTGGGAGTATTCAGCACCTTTAGCAGCAAGGCAAGACATAAGAAACCGTAAATATTGGGCAATGGCTAATCCTGCCCTTGGATATACCGTAACTGAGGAAGCAATTGAGGAAAGCATTGCAACTAACTCAATTGAAGCAACTTTGACTGAAACCCTTTGTATGTGGATTGATTCGCAGGTGTCACCTTGGACATTTGGCAGTATTGAGGCTTGTTCTGTATCAGATTTAGTTCTTCCAGTAGGTGCAATGACAGTAATGGCATTTGATGTAAGTCCAAGCAAAAGAACGGGCGCATTACTCGCTGGTCAAATAATTGACGGCAAAATAGCAGTTGGCGTAATGGAAACCTTTAGTAGCGAAGTTGCCATTGATGAAGTCAAAATGGCTAGTTCTATCCATGAATGGGCAATGAAGTACCGACCAGTCCAAATTGCTTATGATAAGTATGCAACTGCCTCAATTGCCCAAAAACTTGAACAATCAGGTCATAAGTTAATAGATATTTCAGGACAAGCGTTTTATCAGGCATGTGGCGAACTTGCTGACAGTTTATCTAATTTAAGATTGATTCACTCAGGTCAACCTGAATGGGTTAGCAGTATGAATAACGCAGCAGCAAAAACAAATGATGCTGGTTGGAGAATAATAAGACGCAAGTCAGCAGGATGCGTCGCGGCAAGTATTTCAACTGCAATGATTGTCCATATGTTGAGCAAGCCTATCTCAGTACCTAAGATATTTGTCTAACATATCTGATATAATTATCTAATGGGATTTTTCCGCGATTTAGTAGGACTTACACCAAAAACAGATATTAAGGCACAATTAGCGCCACCTGTTGTAACAGACCCTTTTAGTTTTTATTCTCAATTTACTCCTTTTCAATCTGTAAGTAGAGCCGAAGCAATTGGTGTGCCAGCAATTATGCGCTGCCGCAATTTAATTGCTACAACTATTGGTGTTATGGAATTAGAAACATATTCCAAGGCAACTAAAGAAGAATTACCAAATTTACCTTGGGTAAATCAATTATCAAAGTCTGCGCCAAATTCTATAATTATCACGGCTTTAGTTGACGCATTACTTTTCTACGGTACAGGTTATCTTGAAGTTACTGAGGTGTACCAAGACGATAATCGCCCTGCAAGATTTGATTTTGTTAATAATACTAGAGTTCAAGTCCAATTAAACAAATTAAACACATTTGTCGATTTTTATACAGTTGATGGAGTTGAGAGACCAATGAGCGGAATCGGCTCACTTGTAACTTTCCAGTCACCAATTGACGGTATTCTTAATGCTGGCTCAAGAATTTTAAGAGCGGCAATTGATTTAGAAAAAGCAGCAGCAAACGCAGCAGCCGTGCCAACTCCAGCGGGAATATTAAAAAATAATGGCGCTGATCTTGGAGAAAAAGAAGTTGCTGGATTATTAGCAGCATGGAGAAGAAGTCGCGCTGAAAGATCAACCGCTTATTTAACTTCAAGTTTAGAATTTCAACCAACTTCGTTTTCACCGAAGGACATGACCTATAATGATTCATTGCAGTACATGGCTTGTCAATTGGCGCGTTTGTGCAATGTTCCTGCGTACTATATTTCAGCAGATCAAAATAATTCTATGACCTACGCCAATGTCCAAGACGAAAGGCGTCAGTTTGTTGCTTTATCTTTGCAACCTTACATTTCTGCAATAGAAAATCGTCTCAGTATGGACGATCTAACGCCATTAACACAATTTGTAGCGTTTGACATGGACTCAGGATTTTTAAGAGCAAACCCTTTAGAGCGTTTAGCAGTAATTGAAAAAATGCTTGCGTTAGATTTAATAACCGTAGAACAAGCGAGAGAAATGGAAGAACTAAGCCCAAATGGAAATAATTAACTTTAGTGCAGATTTAGAGGCTTCCGAGTCTCGTAGAATTATTGCTGGCAAAATTGTGCCGTTTGAAAACGAAATCGGTCAAACTTCAGTTGGACGAGTAATTTTTGAAAAAGGCTCTATTCAAATTGATGAACCTAAGAATGTTAAATTACTACTAGAGCATGACCCTAAATCTCCAATTGGTCGCATGAAGAATGCTACCCAAGATGATTCAGGAATTTATGCTGAGTTTAAAGTAAGTAACACAACTAAGGGAACAGATAGCCTAATTGAGGCAAGTGAAAACTTAAGATCAGGATTAAGCGTTGGCGTTGAAGTTCTTAAAGGCAAAAACACCAACGGCATTTACAGAGTTAGTTCAGCGAAACTTATGGAAGTCAGCCTAGTACAGGCTGCCGCTTTCCAAAGTGCCGCCGTAACTTCAGTCGCTGCGTCAAACGCAGAGGCAGAATCAACCGAAACCAAAACAGAAAATGAGGCAATTGTGGAAAACACAACACCTGATACACCTGTTGCGTCCGAGGTAGTAGAGACCCCTGCGGTTGAAGCCTCTCGTCCAACAGTAGCAGCACCAATGTACACAAAGCCACGCATTGAGTTGTCTAAGGAAAAATTCCTAGAGAATACATTACGCGCACAATATCTAAATGACGAAGATGCTAAGTCTTACCTTCTTGCAGCAGCAGACACAACTGACAACGCAGGTTTAATTCCTACTCGTCAATTAACTGAAGTTATTAACCCATTAAGCAACGCGGATAGACCATTTATTGATTCTATTTCTTCAGCAGCGCTTCCTGATGCAGGAATGACTTTTGAAATTCCTAAGTTAACTCAAGCGCCAACTGTTGCAGAGACAGCCGAAGGTGCAGCGCCATCAAATACTGATCAAAATGTTTCCTTCTTGTCAGTAAATGTCAAAAAATATGCGGGTCAACAGCAATTCAGCGTTGAATTATTAGACAGGTCGTCTCCAGCGTTTTTTGCTGAGTTGGTTCGTCAAATGGAGTTTGCTTATGCGAAAGCAACTGATGTTGCAGTTGGTACTGCATTAATCGCAGGTGGTACAGATGGTGGAAACCGTACACTTACCGCAGCAAACATTCAAGATTTTATTTCTGATGCAGCAGTTTCTATTTACAAAGGAACTCTTGGATTCGCGCAAAACATTGTTGTTTCACCTGAGCAATGGGGTGCGTTGATGGGTCTAGTAGATGGTTCAAACCGAGCAGTATTTACTCAGACAATCAATCCTCAAAATGCTTCAGGAAATCTAACGCCTACAAATATCCGCGGCAACATTGGTGGATTAAACCTTCGCGTTTCAACTGCTTTGACAGATGGAACAGGTACAGGCGATAACACAATGATTGTTATTAATCCTGATTCTTACACATGGTATGAGTCAACTAAGTACCGCCTTGAGACTAATGTAATTGCAAGCGGTCAAATTTCAGT